CTCGGCCACCGGAGACAGGTCCGCATCCTCGGCCACCGGAGACAGGTCCGCATCCTCGGCCACCGGAGACAGGTCCGCATCCTCGGCCACCGGAGACAGGTCCGCATCCTCGGCCACCGGGTACGGTTCCGCATCCTCGGCCACCGGAGACAGGTCCGCATCCTCGGCCACCGGAGATGCAAGCGCTGCTGTGGTTACTGGGCCTCTCGGCAAAGCCATGGCAGGGAAATACGGGTGTGTCGCCTTAGGATGGTGGAACGATGAAGAAAAGCGGTCAGAAATGCGCTGCGCGGAAACCGGCTGCGGAGATGGAAGCGACGGCAAATTGAAGGCCGAGACATGGTATCAGCTTAACGACAATGGCGAATTCGAGGAAGTACCAAAAAGCTAGCCCGCCACATAACACCGCGTCTCTGCGCCTGCACAGGTGCCGCCAGGGCGGGAAAGCTGGCGGGTCTCCTACGGGTAGAGGTGTTGACGGCTGGCACTCCGCGACAAGGCGCAGACAGCCGCTAAATCAATCCATTTGTCGCCAAGGTTTTATTAGGTTCCTTGGCACCCGCCCCTCGTCGTGAGGGGCGGGACTTAAAGGAGGAAACAATGGAAATTTTATTCGAGAGCTACAACGACGGACACCGGGAAATTGTGGTCAACGGGGTGCGCTGTTTCGTGGATGAAACGCGAAGCTGGAGTGTTTCATCGACATGCCCGACAGGTGACAAGCTCCCGGCAAGACTCATTCGCCATAAGTGCCGCCCTGTGGAAATCCCTTTTGATGAATACTGGAAGGAGGACAAGTGAAAATAAAAACCGAATATTGGATTTTTTCTGTGTTTGCAAACTTCATCAAGGCAGAACCGACAAAAAACAACAGATATGCCGATGGAATAAGAATATACAAAACATTTGACGCTTTTTCGCAAGATTTTGGCGACTACGAAGAGGCCGAAGCGATAAGGAGGGCTTATGCGCCGAAGAATTCACGCAACACTCACCGCAGAATATTGGGTGGACCTTGAAGTTGACGACGAAGAGCAGATGTGCGCCGATCCGGACGGGAAAATAACGGACGGCGAAGCCGCAGAGTTGGCGATTATCGCCGCGCTTGGAAACCAGCGGCATGAGGCGTTTGTGTTCGGCCCGAACATCGAACCGGCAATGGTGTTCCGTGAGTATGTGGCAGTGAATGTGGAGGGCGAAGAATGAAACGCACGTTTCACCTCAACAATACAGACATCCGCCACCGTGCCGCCGCCGCCTGCATGACGGCACCGGAAGGCTATCAGGTGATCGTCAAGGAACCGGCCCGCACACTGGACCAAAATGCCAAACTTTGGCCCATGCTACACGACCTGGCGCAGCAAGTGGAATGGTACGGTCACAAACTGACGGCGGAAGAATGGAAAGATCTCATGACCGCAGGGCTGAAAAAGCAGCGGGCCGTGCCGGGGATTGACGGCGGCTTCGTGGTCATCGGGGCGCACACGTCGAAGATGAGCAAGTCCGAGTTTAGCGATTTGGTGGAAATGCTTTACGCCTTCGGCGCAGAGCGCGGGGTGAAGTGGAGCGAAAGGATCGAAGATGGGACTCTTTGAAACCACCGAAGAAGAATGGTGACGCGATGACCAAAGCCGAGAAATCCCACCTGTCCAAAGTCGCCGCCCTGGGCTGCCTGATCTGCGGCACCCATCCCGCAGCGGTGCATCATATCCGCCGCTACGGTGCCAAGCGCGACCATCTCAACGTGCTGCCCCTGTGTCACTTCCACCACCAGGGCGCGGAGGGAGTGCATCACCTTGGCAGCAAAGCATGGCAGGAAAAATACGGAAGATACGAGGACTTGCAAGCGAAACTTCAACAAATTATGGAGGTATCGCCATGAACAATATCCATCCCCTGATAGCGCAGATTATCGCTCCACTGCGGCCAGTCGGCCCCAAGTGTATGGCCTGCGGCTGCCCGACGGAGTTTTACGGCTGGCGCACAGTGGACCACCCGGCAGGCGAGGCGGGCCTGAAGCGGTATGAGTGCCAGAATTGCGGCAACATCGGCGAAGAGATCGGATAGGAGGAAGCCATGACAAAATACAAACTTGAGTTTGACCGGGGCTTTTATTTGAACGACCCGACCTTTGAAAATCGACCGCTCCGCAGCATTGAGCCGGAACTGATCGAGTTTTCCGACGACCCGGAGGATCTGGCCGCAGAACTGGCATATACGCGCTATTACTTGGCCAAAGAGGAAGCCAAGAACGCCGAACTAGTCACAGTTTTAAAGGATGCCGCGAAATGGTTGGAGGATGACCGATGGGACGAGGAATACATCCATGAGAACTGGTATCACGATGCACTGGCTGTTCTGCCCGAAGTATACTGGCGAGGTGAAGAAGATGGACATTAAGTTAAGAGGAAGATCCAGAACAAACGGTAAAGACTTGTTCTATCACAACGCGATTGCTGAACTGTATCACCATGTAAAAGGCGGCTCACTTATGGGGTTTGCCGGGTACGACGCAATTACAGAAAAACCAATATTGTTAGACATTGAGATGTTTACCGGCTTTCACGACAAAGGAGGCCGCGAACTGTGGGAGCACGACACAATTAGGTTCCGGGGCGAAATTTATACAGTCGTTTGGGACGACGAGAAGGGATGTTGGTCTATTGAAGATGACAACTCTATAACCCCAATGGCTCCGGTTATAAACGACATTGAAAATCTGGAGGAAGCATGACCGGCGCAACGCTCCGCGATCTCGGCCTCGCTCGGATCGAGCAGGCCCACCACGATTTTTTGACCGCCGCCCGCAAGGTGCTGGACGCCCTGATCCGGCTTCATGGCTGCGCCACCATTGACGAGGTGCGGGATATTCTGGCCACGGCGAATATCTACCCGGAAAGTAATCACGCCTGGGGAGCCGTACCCGGGCCCCAAAAATACGTCTGCGTCGGCCAGCGGAAAAGCAGCCGCCCGTCCAACCGCGCCCGCATCGTGCGGATCTGGGCGCACTCCGTGCCGACGCTGGACTTTGCGCCGCCGCACAAGGACGAAAAAGAAGCGTATTATTTCCGGCCCGGCGTGCGTGTTGGAAATTATCGGGTGCAATATTAACCAGGGGAGGAACCATGAAAAAAGAAACGACCGTCTACAAGTCCGCAACGGTTAAGGCCGCCAGGGGCGGCTGGATTATTCTCGTTGAGAGAAGCCCCGCTCAAGTCTGCGTTCGGTGGGAAAAGGTAGTCCAAATTCTTGAGGAACATTTGACTAGCAAGGGGGATGCACAATGAACGTCCAATTACTTCACCACGCCCCTTTATCCCGGGCCGTCACCGCGATCCGCCGCTGCTATCTCAGTGAAGGGAAAAGCGATTCGATCCACCACTCGGAAGCCTACTTCGAACTCGGCCGCAAGGACCGCGCCCTCATCGAGCGGGTCATCCGCGACGGGCATACGTCTACCCTGGAACACCTGACCTACACCTTCGACCTGACATTTTCGCGGGCGGTCCTTCAGGAGTGGAGCCGTCACAGGATCGCGTCGGAGAGCGTCCAATCGACCCGCTACACGCTTGGTCTCATCAAGGACAAGGCAGAATGCGAACCCGACGCTCTTTGCGGAGAACCGGGCTGCACTTCCATGCCGTTTCTGAAAAGCGTATTGCCCGAAATCGACACCGCGAACTGTCAGCAGGTGTGCAAACTGCAAGACCTGCTGCAGCAGGGCCACCCCAACGACCAGATCAAATATGGAATTCCTGAAGCATTTTTGACCTCTCTGATCTGGACCATCAACGCCCGCAGCCTGCGTAATTTCCTTTCCCTGCGGTCCTCGAAGCGGGCTTTGTGGGAGATGCGGGAACTGGCGACACAGGTATTCCGGGCGATACCGGAGGATCATAAATTCATGTTTGCCGACTGCATGGAGGACGCATGACAGACCCAGACCACAAACGCCTGGCCGACGAAAACGCCGAGCTCAAGCGCGAACTTGAGAAAATGCGCGAGCTTTTAACTCAACTCCGCAGCTGGATGGAAAGGATCGAGGACGATGGGAGATAAGGAGCACAGCGTTCTTACCATAACAATTACAGGGCCACCAATCGCCAAGAAACGCCCGCGCTTTGCCCGTCGAGGCAAGTTTGTGCAGACCTACAACCCGCAGGAAACGGAAGAGGGTCGCTGGCTGTGGGAGGCCAAGCAACAGTTGCCGCCAGGGTGGGAACCGCACACCGGCCCCATAATCGTTAGCATGGCGTTTTTTATGCCGGTGCCAAAGTCTACCAGCAAAAAGCAACGGAAAGCGATGCTTGACGCGTTTTTCCCGCACACCAAAAAGCCGGACCTCGACAACCTTGTGAAGTTTGCCAAGGACGCACTTAACGGCACGGCATGGGCAGATGACAGCCAGGTTTATGACCTTCGCGCCTATAAGTGTTATGACGAACTTCCAAGAACTGAAATCACCCTGGAAAAACACTAGAATCAACCTTAACTTTTGGAGGGTAACACCCAATGGCAAACGATCTTAATCTCTGTCAATTCATCGGGCGACTTGGGCAAGATCCGGATCAAAAATACCTAAGCAGCGGGGACGCCGTTGTCAATTTCTCCCTGGCTGTAGGCTGGAAGGGCAAAGACAAGGAAGGCACCGAATGGGTCAACGTGGTCGCCTTCAAAAAGCTGGCGGAGATCATCGGGCAATATTGCACCAAGGGCCAGCAGATCTACGTTGCCGGGAAGATGCGCACCCGCAAATGGCAGGATCGCGACGGGCAGGACCGCTACACCGTGGAAATCGTCGCAGAGCAGATGCAAATGTTCGGCGGCAGGGGAGAGGCAGGGGGCAGCCGGGAAAGTGGCTCACAGGGCCAGCAGCGCAGCGACAGGGGCAATTCTGGCGCACGGAACAACCCGGCACCGCAGGAAGCGCCGCCGTTTGGCGACGAGGACATGATCCCATTTTGATGTAATTCCAATGGAGGGCTACCATGAACAAGATGCGCCAAGTCTCCAAAGAGTTCGATGAGCCGTTTGTGGGCGTGGTGCGCGGGTTTGCCGAGATGGGCTACTCCCGACGCGCCACAGCCCAAATCCTCAACATCAACCTGCCCTATTTCCGCCGACTCTGTGACCGATTCGGACTGCACCAGCATTTCAAACAGCAGCGGGACATGCGCGACGAGTGCAAGGGCCATGGCAATGGCTGGCCGAAGGGGAAGCCGCAGTCCCGCCGCGCCCGGTACACTGATGCCGAAATCCTGGCGGAAGTCAGTAAATACCCGGTGAGCACCCTGTTTCAGAGCATGGCGGCGATAGACCTCTCCACCGTGCAGCGCCGGTTCGGAGGCTGGACAGCAGCAAGGAGCATGGCCCATGGAGACTAAGGTGTGTTCTCAGTGCGGCCTTGAAAAACCCTTCAAGGATTACGAAAAACGTTACTCAAAATGCCGGTCTTGCCGCAACGAATACCAGCAGGCCCGAAGGCTGCGACTCAAGGAGGAAGCGGGTCTTTTGCTTTCGCAGAACGGCCCACCAGAGAGCCGGGGCGATGTGTTCGCAAAGATGACACGGGAAAATTGGGACATCTCCCCTACCCTGGCCGAGCGGGAAAAGCGGAAATTTCTGCTACTCGACACCCGGATCGGCAAGATCCAGGCCGTCACAGGACGCGAAGGCCCACCGCCGCCCTGCCGCCAGTGTCCCGCAAAGATTGTGGCGTACTGCGCGGAAACCGGCACCGAATGTCAGAAATTCTTGAGGTGGGCAGGCCCGGGCTAAATTTTTTTGCCTTTTTGCGGAAATAGTGCAAGTTTACTTGACAGTGAGGGCAAGATTTTATAGACTCTTCGCAGATAAACCTGCTGCGCGACCAGCGGTTATAAGGACTCTTGGAAGCCCTGGATTGTGCAAGGTCGCGCTTGCACTTTCCGGGGTTTTTTTATGGAACAAGTCATGGCTGAAAAAAAGTTTTGGTTTGTTTACAGAGAAAACGGAAGAGCGCCGAGCGAAAGGCACACAACTTTAGCCTCTGCTATTACCGAAGCGAACAGGCTGGCAGGGATACACTCCGGCCGGTTTTTTGTTCTTGAAGCGGTCGGCGTGGTTATCGGAACCGTTGAAAAAATGGACGTGAAAACGGTTGAATGCACCGGCTAGGGGGAAGGCATGAACTCTGACATTCGGTTATCAACCGACTTTCCAATGCACCCCAAAACAATCAAACTGCGCCGGAAGCTAGGGGCGCAGGGCGTTTTCTCTCTGATCTCCCTTTGGTGCTTCGCCGCCAAGCATAAGCCGAGCGGAGTTCTTGACAGTATGGACGAAGAAGAGATCGCCATCGCCGCCATCTGGCCGGATGACGCTTCTACGTTCGTATGTACGCTCGTAGAACTTCGTTGGCTCGACGTAGATACATCGCACACCAAAACATACCATTTGCATAAATGGATCGACCGTAACGGATATGCGGCATCAGCGCCGGATCGGAGTGATAAAGCCCGGTTCAGCCGGCTGGCAAGGTCGGCCCCGGCGATCCACGCGAAGCTAAAAAGCGAAGGAGTTGAAGCGGTTACGGCTGAAGAGTATCGAAAATTGACCGCACCGACAAGAACGAACAGAGAACGAACCATAGAACAAAACGAGTGCGAAGCGTACATCGAATCGAACTACGAAACGTATAACGAATCGTTTACGGAACGTACTGCTCCATCTCCATCTCCATCTCCATCTCCATCTCCAACTAATTCGTATATATGCCCTGAGCCGGAAAGTCCCGACTCAGGACCGCCCGTTGTTGAAATCGTTTTGAACGACAAAAGCCTGCACCCTGTCTATCAGGACCAGGTTGACGAATGGCAGGAGTTATTTCCTTCGGCGGATGTTGTCGGGGAACTTCGCAAGATGTCGGCCTGGGCCAAAGCCAATCCCGCCAAGAGAAAAACATCAAGGGGCATTGACAGGTTTATTGTGGCTTGGCTGTCCAAGGAACAAGACAACGGGGGCAGAAAAAAGGCTGGCGTCGCAGACGTACATCCCATCAACCCGAAATGGTCAACGAAGGTGGCGCTATGAAAACTTTTTCAGACTACGGCATTTCCATTTCGGGAACGTCGAGCGGTCCGGAAATTTACACGACCTGCCCGCAATGCTCGGCCTCTCGGAAAAAGAAAAGCGCAAAGTGCCTTTCGGTCAACACGGAAAAGGAAGTTTGGTTTTGCGCTCACTGCGGATGGTCCGGGTCTTTAAAAAAGGGGGAGGACCGCAAGGCCGACGCGAACTGGTGGAAGCCTAGAACCTACCGAAAGCCCGAATACAAGCCCAAAACCCCGGAGGACAAGGTTTTCGATTGGTTTCTGACGAGGGGCATTTCCAGAAAGACCGTGGAGCGCATGGGCATTTCCTACGGGCAAGCCTGGATGCCGCAGGAAGAGGCGTTTGTCGGGACCATCCAGTTTCCGTTCAAGCGCGGCGACGAAGTAATCAACGTCAAATATCGGGACGGGAAAAAGAACTTCCGCCAGGAAAGGGATTGCGAACGGATATTGTGGGGGCTGAACGATCTGGCCGAGGAAACCATCATTGTCGAGGGCGAAATCGACAAGTTGAGCCTGGACGAAGCGGGAATGACCCACAGCGTTTCCGTGCCGGACGGCGCACCGGCTCCCGGATCCAAGGATTATACCGCCAAGTTTGAATTTTTGGAGAACTGCGAAAAGGACATTGCCAGCGTCAAGACTTGGGTGATCGCCGTCGATAACGACGCAGCCGGGGCGACGCTTCAGGAAGAACTGATCCGCAGGCTTGGCGCGGAACGCTGCCGGGTGGCTGTCTGGCCGGAGGGCTGCAAGGACGCCAACGAGGTTTTGATTAATCACGGGGCCACGGTTCTGCGCAAGTGCATTGACGAAGCGCGGCCTTGCCCGGTGTCCGGGGTGTTCGATGTGCAGGCATTGGAGGCGCAGATCGTTGCCCTTTACACGCAGGGAGTAGATCGGGGCGTGGATATTGGATGGGGCAATATGCGCGACCTGTTGCGGGTCCGTCCTGGCGAGTGGACCGTCATTACAGGCATACCAGGCAGCGGCAAAAGCGAATGGCTGGACGCCACCATTATTCGTCTGGCGCAACGGCACGGCTGGCGCTTCGGGATCTTTAGTCCGGAAAATCAACCTTTGGAATTGCACTTTGCAAAACTGGCCGAGAAATATGTGGGGCTGCCCTTTTTCGACGGGCCAACGACCCGCATGAACCCGGACGAACTTATGAGTGCTGTCCGATTTATCCAGGGGCATTTCCGTTTCATTCTGCCGAGCGAAGAAGAGTCCTGGGGGCTGGATGCCATACTTGAAAAGGCGGCGGTCCTTGTGGTGCGCAACGGAATCCGGGGCTTGGTCATCGACCCTTGGAACGAGATTGAGCACATGCGGCCCAGCGGGTTGTCGGAGCCGGAATATATCAGCCTTGCCCTGACGAAGGTCAGACGGTGGGCAAGACGGTACGGGGTGCATGTTTGGCTTGTCGCGCATCCGACCAAACTGAAAAAGAACGATGACGGCACATACCCGGCCCCGACGCCTTACGATATTTCAGGGGCGGCACATTGGCGCAACAAGGCCGATTATGCGATCACCGTTCACCGGCCCGACCTGCAAGCAGACATTTCCGAGGTACACATCCAGAAGGTGCGCTTCAAGAGTATGGGCAAGTTGGGATTGGCCCGCTTTTCTTGGGACAAGGTGACGGGCCGATACACAGAACTCTATGACGATGGAGGCGAAAATGTTTGAGCAGGTCGAGGCGTTGGTTAAACAGCAACCACTGGCCGGAAAAATGACCCTGGCAGAACTGGAAGTGGAACTCGGCACCGATCCCGATTGGCCGAAAATCAAAGCGAGCCGGGAGTTGACCATCGGTTACGCGAAAGCCATCCACGTTATTCGGCAAGTGCGGGCCGGTATCGTGCCGGACGGCTGGACTCACGACGCCACCTGTACCCACTGCGGCCCGGTCAAACTGCTACCGGGGGCGGATCGGGTACAGGGGTGTCCCTGGTGCCATGGGCAAGATAACGATGAAGGTAAGCGGCGGACGGGTTCACCGTCCGCTTGACTGACTGGTTACCCGGCGGTTTCGATTAGGAGGCAACATGAGCGAATGGGGATTGATGGATCTGGAAGGCGCGATTGAAAACGCAAAGGGCTGGCTTTTTGACGCCGATAGCGTTGCCTCCGAGTTTGACGGCTGGGAGGCTATGGAACAGGTGCGGGTGAAGATAGCTGAAGCCAGGGCAGCGTTGGACAGCGTGATGACGGACGAAATTAAGGCGGCACTTGAAAAAGAGCGCGAAGAGTTTGATAGACAGTCTGACCTGGCGGACGGTCAAAGCTACTAGCCGGGTAACAGACGAATAAGTGGAAAACCACAGGGGGAGCACAAAGATACTTCAAGAGGGTGTAATGTATCGTCCTATCACAATCGTTCTGACAACGCAAAGCGAAGCAAGAGCATTCTTCGGCATTATCGACAAGGCGAACGATCAACGGTCAAGGGTAGATTTTACGAAAGACGAGATCGAGGTTATGGTTGCGATTTCTGATTGGCTGTCTAGCTGCAACTGGTTAGGCCGGTGCTGAATCTTACAACAGGAGGAAGAAATGAAATACCGAGACCCTGATGAATATTTCGGAAAAGAACTAAAAGTTTATGACAACACCGAGGATAGCAAGGCCGATTTGAGCGCCGGGTTGTCTACCGCTGACGTGCAAGATCGATGGGAATTATGGCTCAAAACGAACCCGGAAGTTTGCGGTGCCACGGTGAATTACCGCTGGATACGACAGGCTTTTTTCGATGCTGCTGAAGGCACATAACCCGTACTCGTAGCTGTTACGATGGAAGGAACAGAAATTGTCAATGCTGTTAAAAGAAAAGTATCGTCCGTGGTGTCATAAGGAGTGGGAGAGATGACAGAGGAAAAACGCAAGGCTATTCCTGACGATTGCACCAGCAGCGAGTGTCGAAGCTTAGGTTGCGACTATTGCAGGAGGTGCAGTCACGCGATCTTTCGCGGTAGCCACCATAACGGCAAGACCATAATCCGGTGGGAATTCAGTCCCTGGTTCGGTTTTGAGTTTAGAGGTGGCAATTTCCGCCCGGCCCGCCCTACGCCGACAAGACCCACCAGGGAGCCAGGACCGGAAAGGGGGACCGAAAGCTGATTGACTTCGACTGCCTGACGGAAGAGGAATTTTTGCTGTTTTGCCGGGAGGCCGTGCGAGTGGCCAAGCGGTGGGTAGTGATGACCTGCGATTGGAGACACGCCGCCAAAATCGAAGAAGCCGGACTGCCCCTTATCCGCCTTGGCGGGTGGCACAAGCCCAACGACGCACCGCAGTTTACCGGGGATCGCCCTGGTGTGGGATGGGAGGCCGTGGCCATTTTACACCGAGCCGGGAAAAAACGCTGGAACGGCGGCGGGCATCATGCCGTGTGGACCGTGAACAAAACCGAAGGGGAGCACCCTACGCAAAAGCCTCTTCCCCTGTTTCGGGCATGGGTGGAGCAGTTTACGGACCCGGGTGAAGTCATTTTCGACCCGTTCATGGGGTCAGGCACAACCGGGGTGGCGTGTCTGGAACGGGGGCGGCACTTTGTCGGGGTAGAAAAAGACGCCAAGCACTTTGAAACGGCCCGGAGCAGACTAGAGGCAGAGGCCCGCCAGGAAAAGCTGTTTGCCTAGATTGGAGGATGTAGCATGGACATGACCAGAGAAGAAAAGCTGGCGCGGCTCAACAGGTGGGTAGAGGACCACAACCGCATGGAGGCGCAGATGCGGGCGCTTGAAACCGTGGTCGGTTATTTGGTGGAAAGCCCGCTGTTTGAGGCAGTGTGGGCGATGTTCGATTCCTACACGGACGCTGTATCCGCAAACATAGGAGACGGGCAAAAATGGCTGGACTGGTACGTTTGGGACAACGACATGGGGAAAAAGGGACTGAAGGTACGGACCGGACCAGACACAAAGCCAATCATTGTCAACAGCACGGAAAAGCTGTTGTGTGTCATTGAGGGCTGCGCAGAATAGTAATTGGAGGCATATGCACATCACAACAAAACGCAAAATGTGGAAAGTCGCGCTGATCCTGGTCGGGGAAGCGGAGATCTCCCCGAAAGCGGTGGAGGTCAAAGACACGGTGCAGAGCGACCGCAGCGGAGGGCGGGTGTTCCTGGAATGGGCGATAGACTTCCTGGCCTGCGCCGGTCAGCACAAGACCGCCCTGGCCCGCTACTACACAGACGAGGACGCGTTTCGGATTCCGGCCCGGCTTTACACGCCTGCCCGCCGGTTTTGGAAGGAAATCCGCAAAAAAAAATTGCACAAATCGGGGGAAAACATCATTTTTTCTGTGTATTGACTTGCAATACCGATTAAGAATGTGCTATAAGTAGGTAACTTCTAGAATTGCGCCAAGGCCCGACGAGTGAAAGCTTGCCGGGCTTTTTGTGTCACCCACATCACCCATGCCCCGGACTGGTCCCCTCCTGCCAGTGCCGGGGAATTTTTAAAGGGGGGAAGGAGTGAGACATGGATAAGCATTTTTGTTGCGGAAGCTACGAACAGCACGGCAAGGACATAGGCTCACTGGTGGACCAGAAGCAGGCCGCTTATGGAGACAGCTTTCACCGGGCCTCCGAGGTGATGCAGATCCTTTACCCTGACGGCATCCGCGTTGATCAGTATCAGGACGTTCTGACCATGATCCGCGTCATAGACAAGTTGTTTCGGATTGCCACCAAGAAAGACGCGTTTGGCGAATCGCCCTGGAAGGACATTGCCGGGTACGGGCTTCTGGCCAGCAAGGACACCGAGCCGGTGTTCCCTGGTTCCATCGACTACGGACAGGGGGCGCTGTGATCGACATCAACGCCCTGGCCGAAGAGATCCACGCCACCGCCACGGAAAAAGGATGGTGGGACCGGGACGCAGGAACCGACGCCCTGATTGTGCTGGATGAAGCACTGGAATTGCAGCGGGAGTTCGCCCACGGCATCGGGCATCACGAGTCAATCCAATGCCCAGGCTACCGCAACGACGAAATCGAATGCGCGGATGTGATTATCGCTGCACTCTCCCTGGCGAGACAACAGGGCTGGAACATCGGCGACGCGGTGCTGGCGAAAGCGGAATTCAACAAGACACGGTAAACCATGCTCCCCTGCACCTGTGACAACACCGGCGAAGAACGGGGCAGATGTCAACACGCCTGCCCCGTTCTTCCTGACTCCGCCATGTGCGCCGAGACGTTCAGACGGCGATGAGGTGATCGAGAAACGCAGCAACCGGCCCCGGAACAGGTCGGCTACCCTGCCGCCACATCTCCACGGCTCGCAGGGAGACTCGGAGACGGTCGGCCAGCTGTTGGTTGGTGAGGCCCAGAGTGTACTGGGCCTGCTTCAGTTCGGCGGATGTCATGGTGTTACCAGTTTTTTGATTGCTGGACAAAGTGCGCGATCTGCTCGGCCTTGCTGCTGATATTGGTCGGGTTCACCTGCTGGGTCGGCCCGCCGCACTGCCCGCGCCAGATTTTTGTCACGAACCATGCAGACGACCCACGTTCGATGGTGAATTTCGTCGATTCTGGAATGCCCTTGTAGGAGCCCGGAAAGCTGCGTCCGTGCGGGTCGCAATCGAACTTAAGCCCGGCCCAGTCCGTTTTATTCAGTATGCCGGACAGGGTTTTTTCAATCCTGGCTATGTATTCAGCAACGTCCGCGGAGTTGATGCAACGGACGGATGCGCGGCCTTCGGCTTCGGTGATAGCGGCGTCAAGTTTTTCGATGTTGGTCACGTTGAGTTTCATAATATCCTCCTGTGGTTAGTGGGGTTTTCCCTCTCTGTTGGTTAAACTATACCGAACGCTGTGCGGTATGTCAACAAGTAAAATGCAAAAAAAAGAAGAAAAACAAAAATCATTTTGCAACCAGGCCATCATCATCCCCGGCACATTCCCCCGCCCTGCCAGGTGTCAAGGACAGCTTTTCACCTACGGCACCGGACCGGACGAAGTGACCAAATGCCCGGAGTGTGGAAGCGTCTGGTCGCACGACAGCAAGGAAGAGACACCATGTTAAAACTCATTCACTGGCTGATGGGCTGCGAACGCTGCCGCATCCGGGCCAGACTCAAGAGGTGGACCTAATGGCAATGGGTAGACCGCTTGTTCATACGCCGGAAGAGGTCGAAGCACGGGCCGACGCGTATTTCGCCGAGTGCGAAGCCAAAGAGGAGCCACTAACCATTACCGGGCTGGCCCTGGCATTGGGTATGACCTCACGCAGACAGCTAATCGAGTACGCGGAACGGCCTGACTTTCAGAACACGATAAAGGACGCTAAGTTACGGGTTGAGCAGTACGCCGAGAAGCGGCTGTTCGGAACAACGCCGACCGGGGCCATCTTCGCGCTCAAAAATTACGGCTGGACCGACAAGACCGAAACCGAGATCAGCGGGCCAGGTGGAACGCCTGTTCAGATTGCCGTGCTCCCCGTGAGGCCGGTCCATGAAGATACAGATTGAGATCCCCGAAAAGCTCCTGTTTCTCCTGACGGAGAAGCAGCGTTACAAGGTAGCCAGGGGCGGTCGAGGTTCGGGAAAGAGTTGGACCTTTGCCCGGGCTCTGTTGACCCTGGGCGCATCGAGGCGCATCCGTGTGCTGTGCGCTCGCGAGGTACAGAAGTCCATCAAGGACTCCGTACACAAGCTGCTGAAGGACCAGATTGACCAGCTTGACCTTGGCGGGTTTTATTCCGTACTGGAAACGGAAATCCGAGGCAGCAACGGGACCGAATTTGTGTTTACCGGCCTAAGCAGTCACACGGCGCACACCATCAAATCATTTGAAGGCGTGGACTATTGCTGGGTGGAAGAAGGCCAGACCATCAGCAAGAAGTCCTGGGACATCCTGTTGCCCACCATCCGCAAGGACGGCTCCGAGATCTGGATCAGCTACAACCCGGAACTGGAGACGGACGAGACGCACCAGCGGTTCACCATGAACCCGCCGCCCGACTGCATCAACGTCATTATGAACTGGCGGGACAATCCGTGGTTCAATGACGTGCTGAACAAGGAGCGGCTGGAGTGCAAGCGCAAGCAGCCGGACGATTACGACAACATCTGGGAGGGCATGTGCCGACCTGCCGTCGAAGGGGCCATTTACTATCGGGAGATTCAGCAGGCCGAAGCCGAGGGCCGCATCTGCCCCCTGCCCTACAACCCGCTGCTCAAGGTGCATGTCGTGCTCGACTTGGGCAAAGGGGATTCTCTCTTTGTCAGCATGGTGCAGAAGCACATGAGCGCCATCATGGTGATCGACTGCATCGACGGCAGCCACTACAACCTTAACACCTTGTCGGAAGACCTGAAGAGCCGCCCGTACAACTGGGGCAAAGTGTTTCTTCCGCATGACGGTTTCACCACCACCATCAACGCACCGCGCAGCAGCGAGCAGATTATGCGCTCCATGGGCTGGAACGTGGTGCCGCGAGACATGATCCGCAGCAAGGCTCTGTCGGTCGAAGAAGGCATCCGAAACGCCCGGCTGATTTTCCCGCAGACCTATTTCGACAAGGTGAAGGCGGCTCCTCTTATCGAGAGTTTGAAACGCTATCGGCGGCACGTCAACCAGAACACCGGAGCGGCGACCGACCCGGTACACGATGACGCAAGCCATGGCGCGGATAACTTTCGGTACATCGGCTGCAATTCGGACCTCATGACCAACGACACCGAGGGCATTTGGGACGACGATTGGGACGAGATGGACCACGCCGGACGCAACAGCATAGGTGGCTACTGAGCCAGCAACACAAGCCCTGCCCCTGGTGGGGCTTTTTTGTTATCAACCAAAGGACCACTCATGTCCATCAAATATCTGCTTGAAATAGCCGACGCCGTAAACCTGTGCGACCGCCTGACGGACGATCAGCTTTCGGAGATCGCCACCCGCTGCTGTGAGGACTTCGACAGCGATTGGAACAGCCTTACCGAATGGCGGGAGCGCAGCCAGAAAGCCATCGATCTGGCGAAGCAAGTGGTCGAGGAAAAAAACTTCCCCTGGGAAAACGCGGCCAACGTCAAGTTTCCGCTACTCACCGAGGCCGCCATCCAGTTCAACGCCCGCGCCTACCCGGAGATCGTGAAAAGCGGCGATGTGGTCAAGGCCCGCATGGTCGGCAAGGGCAGCGACGAGAAGGACGCCAAGGGCAAGCGCATAGCCCGGCATATGTCCTGGCAGTTGACCGAAGAGATGGAGGAATGGGAAGAGAGCATGGACAAGCTGCTCCTGGCCCTGCCCATCGTCGGCACCGCGTTCAAGAAAACCTATTTCGACACCACTCTACAACGCAACGTCTCCGAATGGATTCAAGCGGAGAACGTGGTGTATCCGTACAAGTGCAGCTTTGCCAAGACGCCGCGGATTACGCACCTGTTGGAGATGTACCCGCAGGAGATCGAAGAGCGCAAGCGGGCCGGGATATTCCGCGACGTGGATCTTGGCTTGGGCCAGGACATCGAAAAGGACGCGCCGCAAGAGGTCTTGGAACAGCACCGCCTGCTGGATCTGGACGAGGACGGCTACAAGGAACCGTACGTGGTCACGGTCCATCGGGACAGCAAACAGGTGTTGCGTGTCGTTCCCCGCTTTGACGTGGCCAATATCATGGTGCGCTACGAGGGCCAGGAGATGACCCTGGGCCGCATCGAGCAGATGATCGAAGAGGCCCGCGAACACGCCCGCAACATACTCCTGCAGTACGAGCAACAGGCCCGCGGCATGATGGAGCAGGGGGTGATGCCGCCCGCACCGCCTGAACTGGACATCCCGGAGTTCGAGCCGAAAAAGGCGAAACTGGTGCGCATCACGCCGACGCAATACTTTACCAAATTCGGCATGATCCCGTCGCCGGACGGGGCCGGGTACGACATCGGCCTGGGGCATCTGCTGTTCGGCATCTCCAATGCCGTCGATACCCTCACCAACCAACTGCTGGACGCCGGAACCCTGGCCAACATGCAGGGCGGGTTCATTTCTCGCGGCCTCAAGGTTCGCTCCGGCAACGTGCGCATGACGCCGGGGCAGTGGGTACCAACCGAGAACACCAGCGGCGGGAGTCTGCGGGACGCCATCGTGCCGATGAACTACCCCGGACCGAACGTGGCGCTGCTGAATCTGCTGACATTCCTGGTGGAAGCCGGAAAGAGCATCTCGTCGGTCAAGGACATCATGACCGGCAAGCAGGAGATGAACGAAACCGCCACCACCACCCTAGCCCGCATCGAGCAGGGCATGATGGTTTTTAGCGCCATCTACAAGCGGATTTACCGCAGTCTCAAGCAGGAATTTAAGAAGCTGTACGAACTGAACCGGAAGTATTTGCCGGATCAGGTGTATTTCCGCGTTCTGGACGAAGAGGAAGCCGTCGCCCGCAACGATTATGACGAGAGTCTGGACGTGGTGCCGGTGGCCGACCCCGGCCTGTCCACCGCCGCGCAACGTATGGCCCAGAGTCAGGCGCTCATGGCCATGAACGGCGACCCGATGATCAACCAACAGGAGATCCGCAAGCGGTATCTGGAAAGCCTGGGCATCGACAACATCGAAGCCCTGATGGTCGAACCGCCGCAGCAAGGCCCGGACCCGATGATGGTCAAGGAGATGGAGATCCGGGAAAGGGAGTTGCAACTCAAGGCCGCCGAGTTTGAGGCCAAAGTCGAAAAGCAGAAAGCCGAGATCGCCAAGCTGCTCGCCGACGCTATCAAAGCGATAGCCGACGCCGAAGCCAAGGAAGCCGGAACCCAGATAGAGTTCTACAAAACGCAACTGGACACACTAAGGAGCATCTATGACCGAGCAGGAGTACCATCAGGACCCACTGACGGCGGAGGAATTTCGCCTGTGGAAGGACAGCCGGACTACCCGCAAGATTTACCACCTGTTGACCCGCCACCAGGAGAGCTACAAGCGCAGCCTGACTTCGGGATGCTTGCTGAACCTGAACAGTTCTGACGCCACCGCCATGGCCACCGCCCGCACCGTGGGCATTGTCGAGGGCATGGATAAGTTTCTCGACATGGAGGTGGCCGACCATGATTGAGCCGGTCGAATACAAGGTATTGGTCCTGCCGGAAGTGGTGGAGAACAAGACCGAAGGCGGCATTTATCTGCCGGAACAGGCCAAGGAGAAAAACCAAATCGCCCAATGCAAGGCGCAAGTGATCGCCATCGGCGGCAACGCGTTTGAGGAATGGAAAGGGGCCATCCCGCAGGTCGGAGACACCGTGTATATCGCCAAATATGCCGGGTATCTCATCGACCAGGACGGAAAACAGTATCGGCTGATCAATGACAAGGACATTGCAGCCATCGAGAGAGGGTAAGCCATGAATGAGGAAATCCAGATAGAGCAACAGATCGAAACCCCGGACGTGGAGGCCGCCGCCCGCGCTCAAGGCTGGGTGCCGCAGGACGAGTTTGCCGGCGACCCGGAGAAATGGCGCAGCGCCGAGGAATTCGTTGAGCGCGGCAAGCAGATTACGCCGATTTTGCGGGAGCGCAACGAAAAGCTGGTCAAGGACATCGAGCGGCTCAACGCCAAGTTGGAAACGCAGGGGCAGGCCGTTCAGGAACTGATCCAGTTTTTCAGCAAGTCCGAGCAGCGGGCCTACCAAAAAGCCTTCAGCGAGTTGAAGGGCAAGCAGCGGGAAGCCGTGGAGTTGGGCGATACCGCCGCTTACGAGGCCGCCGAGCGGGAAATGGCCGAACTGTTCAAGGAAGCGCCCACCGCACCGAAGAAGCCGGAAAACCAGCCGCCGCCGGAGTATTTTGACTTCATGGAGGCGAACCCCTGGTACACCAAAGACCCGGAGTTGAGCGAATACGCCGATTTCGTCGGTCAGCGTCTGGTCGGCAAGGCGAAGAGCAACAAGGATTTCTACGACACCGTAGCGCAGACCGTGCGGGCGCGCTTTCCTGAGAAGTTCGAGAACAAAAAGCGGGACGTTCCGCAGAGCGTGGAGGGTGCAGGCAGCCCCCCGAAGGCCAAGGGGCGCGGCTATAACGACCTGCCCGCCGACGCCAAAGCGCAGTGTGACCGCTTTATGAAGGAGATCCCCGGCTTTACCAAAGACGAGTACATCAAACACTTTCAGTGGGACTAGGAGATAAAGCATGGCCAGGAGCAAAGCAGATCGTAAAGAGCGCATCCCGTTGGGCAACGTGCGGGCCAAGATGACCGTGGATGACGGCACCCGCGACAAATACCAGGGCAAGCGCCTGAGATGGGTCAACGATACCGCTGATGGACGGCTGCAAAATGCCGAGTTGGGCGGTTACGAATTCGTCACCGCAGACGGCACCGAACGGATTGGAGAAGGCAGCAACGGCAATTCGGACCTTGGCAGCCGGGTTAGCCGCATCGTCGGCACCAAAGAGGACGGCCAGCCCATGCGGGCCTACCTCATGGCGATTGACGAAGATCTGTACCAGGAAGATCAGGCCGAAAAGCAGAAGGAAGTGGACCAGATCGACACGCACATCCGTTCCGGGGCCATCGGCGGCACCAAGCCGGGCCAGGACGGGCGCTATGTCAAGGACATCAACTACAAGCCCTGATTCTAGGGGCAACCATCGACAACAAGGGGCTTTGCGGCCCCTTTTCTTTTTGGAGCATTCATCATGGCAAATTCCGATACCCCGAAGGGCTTGATTCCGGTCAAGTATCTCAACGGGCAGCCCTACACCGGCAAATGTGGCCGGTATTACATCCCCGCAACGGACGGCACCGCCGTTCACATTGGCGATCTGGTCAAACTGGCCGGTTCTGCTGATGCTCGTGGCATCCCCACCGTCACCATCGCCGCCTCCACCAACGCAGTCGTGGGGGCCGTGGTAGGCGTGGAGCCGGTCACTGCCGATTCCACCCGCCACCGCGCCGCTTCGACCGCCCGTTATGTCTACGTGGCCGACGATCCCGAACTGCTGTTCGAGATCCAGGAGGACAGCGTGGGCGGCGCTCTGGCCGCCACTTCGGTCGGCCTCAACTGCAACGTGGTTGTGGCTGCCGGGTCCGACACCACCGGCTACTCCGCCACCGAGTTGGATTCCAGCACCGCCGACACCACCGCCACCCTCGACTGCCAGATCGTTCGTCTCGCAGATCGGGAGGACAACGAAATCGGCACCAACGCCAAATGGCTCGTCAAACTGAACAACCATCAATACGTTGATGGCACCACCGGCCTCTAAGGAGCAATGACATGGGCGTAATCTATACCAGCAACCACCCCAAAGCACTCTGGCCGGGCATCAAGGCTTGGTTTGGCCGGATTTATGACGAGCACCGGGAAGAATACAGCCAGATTTTCGACCGGGACTCGTCCAACAAGTCCTACGAGGAGCGCGTTGAGTTGACCGGCTTCGGTCTGGCCCCGGTCAAGGCGCAAGGCGACAGCGTTTCCTACGACTCCGAAACGCAGGGCACCATCTCCCGCCTGACCAACGTGACCTATGCCCTGGGCTATGTCGTGACCATGGAGGAGTTGCAGGACAACCTCTATGAAATGGTCAGCAAGCGTCGGGCCAAGGCGCTGGCGTTCTCCATGCGCCAGACGAAGGAAACCGTGGCCGCCAACGTGCTGAACCGGGCTTTCACCAGCACCTACACCGGGGGCGACGGCAAGGAACTGCTGGCCACCGACCACCCGACCTTGAGCGGCCCCCAGAGCAACGAATTGGCCGTAGCCGCCGACCTCAGCGAAGCGTCCCTCGAAGATCTGATGATTCAGATCATGCAGGCGCAGAACAGCCGGGGCCTGCGTATCGCCTTGCAGGGCGAAAAGCTCATCGTTCCCCCGGCCCTGTACTTCGAGGCCAACCGCATCCTCAAGAGCACCTTGCAGGGCGACACCGCCAACAACGCCATCAACGCGCTGAAGGCGACCAACGCCCTCCCTGGCGGCAACGTGGTCAACCACTACCTGACCGACTCCGACGCTTGGTTTGTCAAGACCAACTGCCCGGAAGGGTTGATCTTCCAGGAGCGCATGGCGATGGAGTTCGAGCAGGACAACGACTTTGACACGAAAAACGCCAAGGCCGCCGCCGTCGAACGCTATGCGGTCGGCTGGTGCGATTGGCGCGCCCTGTTCGGTTCTCCTGGCGCATAACCTTTAACCTTTGTGGGGGGCTTCGGCCCCCTGCTCCCCTTGGAGTGCAAAGACATGGGATTGACAAATTTTCCGAATGGCGTTTCCTCCTTTGGTGTTCCGGTACTCGGCGGCACGACCGGCAAGATCTTTTTCGTTCACGCCACCACCGGCAGCGACGGGAACAAAGGCACCTCTCCCTCCAAACCGCTGGCGACCATCAACGCGGCGGTCGAGAAATGCACCGCTAATCAGGGCGACATTATCTACCTCATGCCGGGTCACGTTGAGGATCTGGCCGACACCACCACCACCGGGGCGATTGATCTGGATGTGGCCGGGATCAGCCTGATCGGGCTTGGTTCCGGTTCGCTGCAACCACGCATCGACTTCAACCACGCCGATTCCGATTTCTTTGTTGGGGCCGACAACGTGACCATCGAGAACGTCCGGTTTCATGCGGATGTGACCGATGTCAAGATCGGCATCAACATCGAGGACGGGGTGGACTATTGCACCATCCGCAAATGCCTGTTCGACGTGGAAACCACCGGTACCGACGAATTCCTGTATTCCATTCAATTCAACGACGCCAGCAACTTCGGTCTGGTCGAGGATTGTGATTTCGATATGGGTCTGGGCGGGGCGACCGGCGCGATTGGCTTCATCAAGGATACGGACGGGACCACGGTTCGCAACTGCCGCATCCAGGGCGACTACTCTACCGCCTGCATCGTCGGCACCACGACCGCCAGCACCAAGCTGGACATTGACGGCAATCTGCTGATCAACGGCAACGCGGGCAACATCAACACCGAACCGGGCATTGAACTTCCCGCGGGCAGTACCGGCACCATTCGCAACAACTACATCGTGTGCAACCTTGCAACCATGGTGGCTTCGATTGTCGCGGACACCTGTATGCTGTTCCAGAACTACTACAACGAGGATGTCAACCCCGGCACTGGCGGCTTGATCGGCACCGCATCGGCCAACGACTAACACAGCGGGGGCTTCGGCCCCCCTGTTCTTGGAGCAACAACCATGGCAAACACCATTACAGTGACCGAGCGGCTTGACGGCACCCGAAAATTTGTCATCGAGGTGCAAATCGTCGGTGACGGCAGCGGGCAGGAAACCGCCACCAGCATCATCGACGTGTCCGGCATGTCGCCGCCCGCCAATGCCGTCGCCATTCAGAAGGTTTACGCCTCACTGGACGGCTTTTCGGCCCGTCTTTTGTGGGACGCGACGTCGGATGTGGACGCCTGCATTCTGCCCGAAGGGGAGAGCGGCATCGATTTTATGGCGATTGGCGGCCCGCTCTTGAACACTTCCGGCGCGGGCAAAACCGGCGATCTGCTGCTGGCGACCACCGGCCTTGGGGCTACCGGTAAAGGCCAGATCCGCATCGAGGGCTACAAGAAATGACCTACATTCCCGGCGACCATTGGGTAATTTGCGACCAGACGGGCTTTAAAGTGCGGCGGTCCCAAGTGGTGAAACAGTGGGACGGCCTGCTGGTGCGCCGGGATCAGCACGACCCGCGACACCCGCAGGAGTTGGTGAAAGCCAAAGCCGACCGGGTAACGGTATCGGACCCGCGCCCGAGAAAAACGGACGTGTTTCTTGAGGTGGGCGACGTAACGGGGGATGACCTGTGAGCACATCGGGAACCGCAACATTCAGTACGACGCGCAACAACGTGATCCGGGACGCCCTGCACCTTTTGGGCGTCATCGAATCCAACGCCAGCCCGGAACCGGAAGATCTGCAATTCTGCGGGCGGTTTCTGGACATGCTTATTAAGCAATGGGCACCCCGGATGAACATCTGGCCCACCAAGGATGTCACCGTCACCCTGACGCCGGGAACGGCCAGCTACGAGATCAAGGCGGGCAGCCTGGTCATCAACGAACCGCGACCCCTGGCGGTCATTTCGGCCCGCAGGCGGGACACAGCCGGGAATGAAACGCCGATGGATGTGGTGTCTCGCGAGGAATACATGGCGATTCCGACCAAGACCACCCAAGCCCCGGCGATCATGGTTTATTACGACCGGCAGCGCACGGACGGCACCCTGTATTTCTGGCCGACCGGCAGCACCGGCAACGTCACGGTCATCTGCACCCTCAAGCGGGCCTTGGAGGATGTGGGCGACGAGGGCGACGAGCCGGACTTCCCGCCCGAAGGGATCTTGGGCCTGGTCTACAACCTGGCCACCATCATCTCCCCGGCTTATGGGGGATTGCGCCAGGACATCGCCGCCGTCGCGCTGCAACTGAAACAGGAATTGCTCGACGACGATACCGAAGGCACTCCGCTTTACATTACTCCGAGGTTTAACTGATGGCCAACCGAGGCAATATTTTTAGCGTTCTGCTGACCGGCCTGCGGGACACCTCCGGGGTATCCCTGTCGGGCGGCACGGTTTATTTCTACGCACCCGGCACCGTGATCGCCAAGAGCGTTTACACCGACGACGACCTGACCAACGCGGTGAATTCCGTCGAATTGGACGCCAACGGCCAGGCGGAGATCTACGGACGCGGGCTGTACGATGTCGTGGTCAAGGACGCCGACGAAGTGGTTTTATATTCCTGGGAGAGCGTGTTTCTGGGAAAGGACGTGTTCGTGTCCACATCGGTGATCGCGGATTATAACGCAACCGCCGATGACAGTTTAATTCTGGTGGACACGAGCGCCGGGAACGTCACCGTCACCCTGCCCGACCCGGCGACCATGCAGCAAGCGCCGTACATCGTCAAGACCACCGCAGACGCCAACACCGTTACCATCTCCCGCACTGACACCACGATCAACGGGGACGCAAACTATGTGGTTTCCTCACAGTGGGAAGGCGTGCAGATCGCGTTTGATGAAACGAACTTTTACACGCTCGGCAATTACGCGACGATTGCCACCACCATCACCACCGAAGCCACCACCAGTACGGCGGGCAAGGTGGAACTGGCGACCAGCGCCGAAACCATCACCGGCACGGATCCGAACCTGGCGGTTACGCCTGCGGCACTCAAGGCGGCGCTGGATCTGCTAAGTCCGGTTCTGGCCCCGGCCATCACCGGGATGACGATCAGCAACGCCGCCGACACCGAACATGACATTACGATTGCCACCGGCAGCGCCAGGGACGCCGGGAATACCACCGTCATCACCCTGTCGGCAGCCATCACCAAACAGATCGACGCCAACTGGACAGCAGGCAGCGCGGCGGGCGGATTTCCTTCCGGCCTTACGATTGCGAACAGCACATGGTATCGGGTTTTCGTCATTCGCAACCCCTCGACGGGCGTGGTGGACGCGGGTTTTGACACCTCCGCGACGGCGGCCAATCTGCTGGCCGACGCCACCGGCTTTACTCAATATCGGCGGGTTGGTTGGGTTCGCACAGACGGCAGCGCCAACATTATCAACTTCCGCACTGTCGGGGATCGCGTAGTTTGGAACGTGCCGATTCTGGATCAGTCCATCACCGCAACCACGACCACGGCGACGCTGCACACGATTACCGCGCCCATTAACATGGATGCGGATCTGGTGGTGGGGGTATCTACCTCTTCGGCCACCTTTGCCGAGCATTACGCCCTGTATACCGCCGAGGCGCAGACGGACACCACCGCCAGTTCGTCGGCCTATACGTTTTATGTCGCCCGCTCCAACGAGAGCTATACGCGGATGTCCGTAGCGCTGTGCATCAATGTCGGGGCCAATCAGCGGATACGGTCCCGGTACAACGACACCAATTATTTGCATCGCATCATGACGATCGGATGGACCGATGATCGGCGGGCCGCATGATCCGCCTGTTCTATATCGTTCCGTACTGGCTGCTGCTGTTTCTGGTGCGGCAAGCAGTCATCCTGGCCGGGTTTATTGTCACGCCCTTTGCGCTGCTGTTCGCCACCGAGCGGGACACCTACCGCGTGCCGAAGTGGGCCGAGTGGAGGCTGGTGCGGCTGCCCTGGTGGGCCTGGCCTTGGGACAACCTGCACGATGGGGCCATGGGCGATATTTATGGCTATTACTGGCACGACCAAGCGCCCAAGTTCCTCAAGACGGCCTACCTGAAAAAACTCTGGTGGCTGGCGTGGCGCAATCCTGCCAACAATTTTAGCCGGTTCACGCCGCTGCTGTCGGTCAACCTGGACGGCAAGCGGGTTGTTTTGGCCGCCGAGGGCGACAAGTGGGCGCTGTATCAGGTCGAGGGGCGCTTTTACTACAACTTGCAGATCTGGGCCTTCGGCGGGCTGTTTCGGCTCGGCCACAAGGTTTTCCCGAAATACAACGGGCGGGATTGGAGCAGCGACCCACTGGCCGCCATCAAGGGCTTTACCTTCCGTTTCGATAAGGGCTGATTATGCCATGGATTCCGTTACCCATCGTCGGCGGCAGTTATAAGAACGTTGACGAAAAAGCCCTATCCAACATCGGTAGCACGTTGCTGGACGGGTATCTTGACGAGACCGGGGCATGGAATCTGCGCCCCGGCCTGACCTCTTTTTTGAACCTCAACACCGGGCGACCCGTTGACGGGCTGTTTTGGTGGGCTTCGCAACAGGTCTTGATTGCCGTTTCTGACGGTAGCGTGTTCAAAATTACCAGCAAACAGGGCGCGGTCACGGATGTTACCGATGACCCGCTTGAAAAGAACGTGCGGCCCACCTTTGCCGAGTGTATGGGGAATCTCTACATGGCCAACGGCGGCAAGATTGTCAAGCTCACCCCGGCAGGCGTGACGGCCTACCTGACCGACGCCGACGCGCCGACCACCGTGACCCATGTGGCGACACTGGATCAACATCTGCTGGCCAACGAAACCGGCACCGGGCGGCTGCACTATTCGCGGATTGCCGAGCCGGACAGTTGGGACGGGGAGTTCATCACGGCGGAGAGCAATCCCGACCGGGTTTTCAGCGTGTTGACTTTCCTTGGCGAGATTTATTTAGCCGGACCGCAAAGCCACGAGGTCTGGGTGAATGACGGGGTAACGCCCTTTGTTCCGGCCCGCAACGCCTTTACCGGGTCCGGATGGGCGGCCCCCTATTCCGTCGCCTGGGTAGACGGCACGATATTTGGCCTGGACGAAGATCGGCAAGTGGTGCGGCTCAACGGCAGAACCCCGGTCATCGTGTCCAAAGGCTTGAACCGCTACATTCACGAGTTCGGCACCGTTTCGGACGCCAGGGCGGACAAGTTCGTGTTTGCCGGACGGCCCTTTTACCTACTGTCTTTCCCCACCGAAGGCAAAACCCTGGTGATGGATTTCTCCGTGGGCGACCCGCTGGGCTGGGCCGAGTGGAGCTATTACGACCTCACCACCGGGCAGCACCGGCCATGGCTTGGAAGCTGCGTGGAGCGGACCGACGAGTGGGGTTATACCCTGGTGGGCGACCGCCGCACCGGGAAGATCTGGATCATGGACTCCGACGCCTACCTGGACGGCGACGAGCCGATCCGCTCGGTGCGGGTCAGCGGCAACATCGACCACGGCACCATGGGCCGCAAACGCTGTGCAGCACTGCGGGTGCGGCTGAAAACGCGGGTAGAGGGCGGAACGCTCACTGTGCGCTGGCGGGACAACGGCACGGAGACATGGAGCAATCCCCGGCGGGTTTCTTTGGGCAGCGTGACGGATCAGGTTTGCATTCGGCAAATCAACCGGCTTGGCAGTTATTTTACGAGGCAGTGGGAGTTTTCCATCTCGAACAGCCCGGCGCTGATCGTCGGCATTGAGGAACTTGTGGAATGAGAACCAAAGCCGCACCACGACGCTTTCAGGAGCAATTTGACAGCCGGGAGCAGGAAGGATTTTTCCGGGACGTGGCCGGGGATCTGGCAGATCTGGAAGCGACGATTGCAGGCTTGCCGACAGCTTCCGAAGTGCTGGCCATCGACAACCGGCTTTATGCTTTGGAGCTTCTCAACCTGGTGCGCGTCGCCTTCGCCGTCTGGACCTGGGACGGGTCAGCAATGACTGTGCGGGCCTCGTCCAATCTCCAAATATCGCGGGCCAGCCAAGGGATTTACTCGGTGTCTTTCGCGTCTGGCTACTGGTCGAACGAATACTACGGCTTAGCTGGCAGCCTCAAGCGGGCCAGCGGCGCGTCATACTCTTCCGGGTCCGTTTGCATGCACCGGGCTACGGCCCCGACCGTTAACGGCTGTGATCTGGCCATCAACATGGAAAACGGCACCCTGTTTGACGCTGAGCGGGTCATGGTGCTGTTCTACGGCTTGACTGCTCCCCACGGCTAAAGCCGGGGGATTCCCAATTCATCGAGTCTTGCCCGTCAGGCGAACGCCTGAGTGGGGCTTACGGACTCTCCAAGGGCTGACACCGCCAGTCCGGCGGCCAAGATGTTACGAGAGGCGTTTACGTCGCGGTCATGGGTTGACCCGCATTCAGGGCAAGACCACGAACGGACAGAAAGAGGCAGTTTGGAAACGACAAAGCCACAGCCTGAACACCGCTTACTGGATGGATACCATCGGTCGATCCCGACGAGTGTCCTCCCGTACCAACGGGCCTTGTACGTCAACTGCCTCACGAACTCCGACCACGAGGCGTCCCCGATGGATTTTGCCAAGCGGCGGTTTCTCTGCATGTTCTTCACTGCCAGTGTTTCGACGGCTATCGTTTGGTTCTCACGTATGAGCCGGGTGCTGAGCTTGTGCAGGAAATCTTTCCGCGCATCGGCAATCTTGGCATGAAGGCGAGCAACCTTGAGCCGAGCCTTCGCCCGGTTCTTGGAGCCTTTTTGCTTCTTGGCGAGGCGGCGCTGTAGCTTCGCCAACTTCTTCTCGTTCTTGCGGAAGGCGTTCGGAGCCGCCACCTTCTCACCGGTAGAGAGTGCGGCGAAATGGGTAAGGCCCAAGTCGATACCGACCGCTTCTTCCCTTTTCGGAAGCGGCGACACCGCATCATCGCAAAGCATGGAGACGAAGTACCTTCCGGCAGTGTCTTTAGAAACGGTAACGGTGGTGACCTTAGCCGCTTTCGGGAGGGTGCGGGAGAAGCGGATACGTAACGGTTCCTTCATCTTCGCCAAAGTCAGCGCTTTGCCGTCCCACTTGAAGGCCGTCGCCACATATGAAGCCGACTGCTTGCCGTGCTTGGAGTGGAAGGTCGGATATCCGGCTCGCTTGGCAAAGAAGTTTTTGAAGGCTGTTTGCAGGTGCATCAAGGATTGCTGCACAGGCACACTGGATACCTCATTCAACCAAGCGTACTCAGGCTTCTTTTTAAGCGCAGTCAAAAGTGCAGAGGTCTCATGGTAGCTGATACGCCCCCCACGTTCATACCAAGCATCTGTGCGGAGCCGCAACATGTAATTGTAGACGAAACGCGCACAGCCGAACGTCTGAGCAAGAACAGTCTCTTGCCCAGGGGTCGGATAGAAACGAAATCGGTAGGCGCGTTTGATATTCATTGCTTAAACAATACAGCAATGGTATTTAAAAGTCAAATACAAAAACGTCGCCTTATATCCCCATGTCTGAAGCCAGGGGTTTTACGGCGACCCAGATAAAAGGAGCATAAACTATGTTAGGTTCGATTATCGGCGGCGGGCTTTCCGCTATCGGCGGGATTGCGGGCGGGCTGTTCGGCAGTTCCGCGGAAAAAAAGGCGCTCAATTACCAAAAGGGCCAGAGCGAGAAATCGCAGATCCTGCAGCTTAATGCGCTCAACCAGGCGCAGGCCCAAATGCAGCCCTACACACAGGCGGGACAGTACGCCACCCCCCTGCTCTCCTATCTGACCACCGGGATCAACCCCTACGAGTGGACCGACGATCTGCAAGCGGAATACGACGCGCTCAAGGCCCAAGAACGGGAGATGCAGGTTCGGTATCAAAACGCGGTCAGTTCGGCTACCGGCAGCCGGGACACGCAACGTAAGGAGCGGTACGAGGCCAACAACCTGGGAACCAAGCTGGCGCGGCTGGCCGAATTGGAGAGCCAATACGCCGGACACAACGCGATCAGCAATTACACCATGCAGCAGAACCCGGCCTACCAGTGGCAGCAGCAAAAGGGCGAGGACGCCATCAACCGGGCTTATGCGGCGCGGGGTATGTACGGCTCCAGGCCTGCGGTCAACTCTCTGTCCGATTTCAACCAGAGCCTGGCCGGGCAGGAATACAACAACCAATTCAACCGCTTGGCAACCATGGCCAATTACGGCATGGGCGCGGCGGCGAATGTCGGCAACTATAACATCAACACCGGACAGAACATGGGGCAAACCGCCATGCAGACCGGACAGATGGTGGGACAAGGGATCTCCAACTACGGTCAGACCATGGGCGGCACGATTGCCAACGCGTTCGGGGCTTTGGGGCAGGGCATCTCCAATCAGGGTTATGTCAACAGCATGAACAACTACGCCAACCAGATCCAGGGCATGAACAGCGGCGGGATGCTTGGGGGAGGCTTCAACAACCCCAGTTACAGCCTAATGAGCTAACGGGGGATTTATGGACGTCACACCTTTTTGGCAGCCGTTTCAAAACGTCATGGCCCTGCAACGCGCCACCGCCGACCGCCGCTATGACACGGCGCAGAATAACGTGCTCATGGACATGAAGCGGCAGGAGTTTGACCTGAGGCAGCGGCAGAACGCGTTGCAGATGGAAACCCTCGAAGATCAGCGGGCCGCCCAGATGCAGGCGCAGCAGCGGCAGCAGGCGTTTCAGCAGCGGGTTATGCAGATGGGACCGCAGGGCATGACGCCTCAGGGGTTGCAGGCGTTGGCCATGGAGTTTCCTGACGAGGCCAAGGCGCTGATCGGCGCATGGAAAGACACCAGACCGGAGTACACCATCGAGGGCGGCCAATACATCCCGAAAGACCCCGGTTATGGTATCGGAGCGCAGGCGATTCAAGGGTATCGAGAACCGTTGCCGAAGATGACCGGCGCGGCGGCGAACCTGGCCAACATTCTTGGCCGCACTCCGACCCAGGATGAGTTATTCAACTACGAGCGGTCGATTGCCGCAGCAGGAGCAACGCGGGTTTCCAACACCAACATCACCAACACCAAGGGGCAAGACAAGGTGGACACCTCCTACGCCCCGGAATACGTCAAAAACATTGTCGAAGGCGGCATAGGCGACACCCTGACGCAAGTGGAATCCCTCGAAAACGTGGCAGCCCGACTGCGCGGCGGGGAGAAGTTGAGCGGGCGCATGTTTGCTGTCATCCCAGAAAGCGTGTTGCCGGTGTCCCATCCTCAGGTTGCGGCAGCGCGAGACGATGTGCTGAACACCGTGCAGCGCAGTTTGCGGGAAATTCTCGGCGCACAGTTCACCGAGAAGGAAGGGGCGCTTTTGCTAAAACGGGCCTATGATGTGCGACTCCCCCCCGAAGAAAACGCCCGCAGGGTTGAGCGTCTGGCGAGGCAGTTGCGGGTAGCGGCAGAGGCCAAGGCGTCGGCGGCCCGGTACTTTGAAGAGCGCGGAACGCTTACCGGGTACCGCGGCAAGGTCTACACCATGCAGGACTTTTTAGGGGATCGCGTACCCGTTCGCACACCGCCACGGGAAGGCGGCAACACTGGCGGGGCAAGAACGCAGCAGGGCGGGAAAGCCGATCCTTTGGGGATTCGATAATGGATATTAAAGAGTTCAGACAGCAGCACCCGGAATATGACGATATGAGCGACAGGGCGCTTGCCGATGCACTCCATCGTAAACATTATTCCGACATGCCCAAAGCGCAATTTGACAGCAAATTTTTGGGCGGGCCGTCTATGGAACAAGGCCCGCCGAAATGGAAGCGGTCCGTTTCCGACGCCGCGCATACCGTATTGCCAGCCGTGGGCGGTACGGTCGGCTCAATCATCGGCGGCGGGGCCGGGGCGACAGGTGGCACCATAGCCGCGCCCGGGCCCGGCACTATTGCCGGGGTAGCCGTGGGCGCTCCCGCTGGCGGCGCTTTGGGCTATGGTATCGGCAAGCAAACCGCTCGTCTGGTGGATCAGGGTCTTGGCCTGGACCCGGGGCGGCACATTGGCGAAGAAGCACGGCGGGCGGTCGGCAACGTCATGGATGGTATTGTTGGCGAAGGGCTTGGCTTGGGAATGGGAGGGCTGATGTCCGGGGCCGTTCCCGTTGCCAAGGCGTTCGGTGAAGGCGTCCGGGCGGTCGGGCGCACCGTGGCTCCACTGTCGAAACAGGGCGCGGAGCGGGTTGTCAGGGAGCTTCTAAAGAAATTTGAGCGCACCGGGGATGCGCAATTCTTTCAGCAGGCGCAAGCCATCGAGCGGCAGGTGCCGGGACTGAAACTCACAACCGGCATGGCCAGGGGCAACAAAGACCTGATTTCCATGGAGCGGTCGGTTATCGCAGGCGGCGGCACCCGGCCAGGAATGGAAACGGTCAAGTCACAGGCCGACGACCTGTTACAAGGCAACGTCCGGGCCATTCGCGACCGCACACAGCAGATCGCGCCCGGCAACGTGGACGATTTCACCGGGGAGCTTTCCCGCCAGCGGGCGGGCATGGACGCCACCCGGCAACGCCTTTCCGCCGCGGACCCGCAGCAGACCGGCCAGAACGTGCTAGATGTGGTGGAAACCGCCAAGGAGCCGGTCAAGGCGGCGATGGGCAGGCTTGGCGAGGCGATCCCCGACTACCCGATGCAATTCTCCCGCACCGGACAAGCTATCAAGCAAATCAAGGACACCAAGAACCTCAGTCCGAACCAGCGCCAGGCCGTAGAAGCGGCGGAGCGCATGATTGCGGAGATGCAAGGAAAAGCCGGGCAATCGACCATGACCGCGCAAGGGATTTCCCGTGGCTTGGACGAGATGATTTCCGCCGCGCAGGGCGCACCCGGGCGGGAAAAGGCCGTGCCGCTCCTGATGCAGATCAAGCAGGCCATCGGTGATGACCTGGCCGAAGTCTCGCAACTGGCGGCCACCGGGAAAATGGCGGTCCATAAGGGCAAGGCCGTTTACCCCGGCCAACTCGCCAAGGAACTGCAAGACAACCTGACCGAGTTGGCCACACTGCAAAGTCAGTCCAAGCCGGACATTCAAGCCGCCACGGCGATGCTTCAGGAGCGTACCGGTTTCCCGGTCATGCGCATGGCGGGAGAGACGGAAAAGGCTTTTGCCGAGCGGGTCACAAGGGAGATCCAGCGCAGCGGCTTGGAAATGCCCGTTGCTACCGGTGGGAACCCTCAACGGCTGGCGGCGTTGCAACAGCGGAACCAGGAGATTTCCGACATCCTGCAAAACGTGGACCCGGCGCAGGACGTAGCGGCAGCCCTTGGTGCCTACAACAAGTACGCGTCCGAGCAATACTTCGGTCGATTCGACACCCCGACCATGCAGAACGTGCAGAGGACGCAACGCACGGAGAACATCGGGCGGCAACTGGCGAACCCGTCCGGCGTGGACGATCTGGTGAAAGCGGTCGGCAAACCCGAAGCACGGCGAATCATGCAGGAGCACTACCACGCGGAATTTGCCGGACTGTTGGACAAAAATCCCAACGATGTGCGACTCAATCAATGGCTCCGCAGCAACGCCAAGACGCTCGGCAAGGCGGGTCTGTACGATGACTTTGCAAAGCTGGTCAAGGAGCAAAAAGGATACAACGAGATCGCCAAGATTCTTGGCTCCGATCCCCGCAGCATGTTCGACACCATCCTTGCCGGAAACAACAGGGCGCAACGGCAAGCCCTGTTGCCCATCCTCAACCGGGTCAAGGGCAACCCTCGTGCCTTGGCGGGCCTCAAGCGGGCCTTTGTGGAGCACTTGGACGGGAAGTTGTTTAAAGACTTGGCGGCAGATCGGCAGGGCTTTGGGAATATCAGCAAGGAGCTGCAACGGATGCAGCCCACCATTGACTTGCTATTCAACGAGTCGGAACGGCGGGCGTTGCAGACGGTACGCAAGGCGGCAGGATTGACACAGCAGTTGACCGCTTCGGCCCCTTTGGGCGGTTCGCAGACGGCGGAACTGTTGCAGACCGGCAAGCGGATTATTCAAGGGGAAAAGCCGAACAAGATCCTGACCGGGGCCATGGCTCTGCTTGGGTTTGTGGCAACCAAGGACATGGGGTTCGGTCCTCAGTTGGCGGTCGGCGGGTCCGCGGCGGGAGCGGTGTCAATGTGGCGCAATCACATCAAGGAGGTCGGCAACGAGCGCGTCCGGCAATACTTTGTGCGGGCCATGTTCGATCCTCAGTATGCCCGTACCCTGGTCGAGTCAACCCGGTATGGCGTAGTCCCGACCCACGTTCAACGACAAATCAGGAATCAACTCGGTCAACTCGCCGGGCGCTCTTCTTTTGCCGCTCTGCAAGCCACTGGGAGAACAGAGTAAACGCCAGGCAGAACGCCAGCAGAAAATTGATGGCGTCCATGTCCCAATGATTTAAGACCCACAAGGCAAGACAGTAGGAAGCAGCCCCGACAACAGTTGTTTTATTCATTTCCCCCCCAACGAAAGGATTATATCATGGCTTGCAGCAAAGGCAAAAAAACGGCGATGGCCCCGAAGCCGCCGAAACGACGCGGATCTCGGCAGGCTTAACATGCCAGCAGGTCTGGAAGATGCCATTTACCTCTTTTTGTGTGCGTTGCTCACTCTAGGCGTCAGCGTGATCGCCTACATGGTCAATAACGGATTTTCCGGCCTCAAGGACCAACTGCGCAGCCTGGAAAACGGGATTTCCGGACTGCGCACCGACTTGAGCCGGGAGCGTGAGGATCGTATCACGTTGTTTGGTCAGTTAAAAGCCGAAATCGACGCGCACAAGGCCGTCTGTGACGAACGCTGGCGCAACCAATGCGGCGGGGAGTTTGGCCGCCGATCCACGGATTTTCAACTTCACAGGTGAACATGGGAACATGCCCGAACAGTAAAGCACCCGGCAAGAAATGCCCCGGCGTCAAGTCGGGGCTTTCTTTTTGTGTCAGCAACCCCTGTACCGGATGGAAAAATGCAGATGGACGCAAAACAACTAACAATCGTCATTGACCCTGGTCACGGCGGCAAAGACCCCGGCGCGGTCGGGCCTAACGGAGAGCGGGAATCCGCCGTCGTGCTGGCGGTTGGCGTCATGCTGGCCGGTGTACTGCGAGGACTTGGCCACCGGGCGCACCTGACGCGAGAAACAGAAACCTTCCTGACCTTGCAGCAGCGTTGCGACATTGAGCGCGACTTGCGGCCAGATTGCTTTATCAGCCTGCACTGTAACGGGGCCGACAATAAAAACGCGGACGGCATTGAGGTATGGACCAGTCCCGGCATTACCGCCGCCGATCCGCTGGCACGGGAGATTTTCGTTGCCATGGAGCGGTTTTTCCCGTGTCGCCGGTTCCGCTCTGACATGCGCGACGGCTACCCGGACAAAGAGGGGCCGCTGTACGTTCTTCGCAACACTCGCGCCCCCGCCGTGCTCGTGGAGATGGGTTTTATCACGTCCATGCAGGAGTCCAAATGGCTGACGGATATTCAAACCCAGCGGCGGCTGGCGCTCTCTATCGCTGACGGCCTGATGACCTGGGCCGCGAACGTCAAAAAATGATGCGCAAATGTAAACAATGCGGCAAGGCATATACGCCAAGCTGCCAACAATGCTACCGAAAGGGCAAACCATCATGATTAAGTTTCTCTACGCTCGACTCTCCGAACCTTCCACCTGGCGCGGCATTATCGCCCTGCTTACCGCTGTCGGTATTGCGCTCTCCCCAGAGCAGGTGGAGGCCATTATCGTTGCCGGACTCGGCCTGATCGGGATTGCCGGGGCGTTCTTTCCGGACAAGGTAAAAGCGGCATGAGTGCCTGGGCGACGGCGGCGGCTGCGGTCGCCGCCCTTATTCTCTATCTGGCCAAACTCTGGGCGCAACACCAAGATTCCCCCGCTAAAAAGGAAAAACAACGCCATGAAACGACTCAACAACGGCGGCAGGCTGCGGCTACCGGCGATGCTGGTTATCTCGCTGCTGATATTGACCGGCTGCGCGAAAGAGCCAAGCGTCGTCTATCTGAACGACTCAAGCAGACCTGTGCAGATGCAGACCGGGGAAACGGCCCCGTTTGACGGCTGGTTGTTGTCGCCCGGTGCGCTGGTGGATCTGATGAACTGTTGCGAGGGAACACTATGAAACTAGGACTTGGCAGACGCGCCCTATCTTTTGGCGGATCTGGTGGCCCGCCTAAACCTGTGACCGACTTCTTCAACGGCTTCGAACTGGGCGGGTCCGTCTACAGCGGCGGCCCGGTCATCACCGAGGACAACGCGGGCAATCTCGTCACCTCCCCGGCGGGCGTGTTGCCGATGACCGGGATGCGGCTGACGGAAAACGGATGGGTGCCGTACACCCTCGACCTGACCAGCATCTATACCAATGACGCGGATTTCATCGGTGTCCTGTACGACACGGCAAACGATACATGGGAACGTGTAGGTAGTAGTCGCGGGATGGCCGTCGGCCAACTGCCTGCTGGTATCATGGAGCATCAGGTGTTGCGACGGCTGCGGCGAGTCGCCCTCAAGGATGATGGCGCGGTGCATAAGGGTATCTCATGGGGTGACTTCCGTCTGCATGAGGACGGCACCAGCGTAGACCTGACAGGCGGCAACGGACAGATTATGGTTGAGTACTTGCCTGCGTACTATATGTCCGTGGTGGACGGCAATAAGGTGGGGTTTTTGCTCTCCGAACAGTCATTACCCGGATTCACCCTGCATCCGGTTTTTCAGGACAGTTCCCTTGTCTATCTGGGGGCCTATGAGGCATCTCTGGTGCCGGGGGATACTAAACTGTCCTCTATTGCGCGTGACCCTCGCGACGGAACTTCTCCGGTCTGGCCGGTTACGACCCGCGCAGGAGTCTGGGGCCATGCCGGTCTGACCACGGCGGTCACGGACAGTCTGGCTGAAGCGCGGGGCACGGGCTGGCAGCAAGCGGATCTCATGACCCGCCACTGGGAGCGGTTGCTGATGCTGGTGGCGTTCGCGGGCTGGAATTTCCAGTCGATGGTGGGCAACGGCCGGACGTCCTATTCGGGCGGCGCGTGGCTGAACGATGACTACATCGGCCGCTGCGGGCTGGGGGATGCAGCGGGCGGCTATCATTCGGCGGTACAGGCCGGGTATGCCACCGGCAAATTGACCGACTATGCACAGGTATTAGGCATTGAGAACCCATACGGGAACGCGATGGAAAGGGTAGCGAGCCTGGTGAGTGATTATGCTGTCTACTATAAAACCAAGCCGCCGTTTAACTATGCGTCTGTCTCCGGCTGGACACGCCTGCTCAATGCTGTAGGGGCCGGGTTGCTGTTGCCGACCAGTGACGGCTATGGCGGTAAACCGCACTCCGGGATAGGGATTGTCCTCCCTGCCGACGTGACCGGCAGCTCTAGCGCTAAGATGACCGATTATTTCTTCCAAGCGGCGGGTCTCCGCGTTTTCATGGTGTGCGGTAGCGCGGCTGCCGGCCCGTATGCGGGTCCGTTCTATTGGAATGCGGGTAACACGGCGGCGGCTCCGGGTGCGCCTTTCGGCGGGCGGATCTGCTTCAAAGGAGGTGCGTAGTGGCTGTGACTCTTTTACCCATCCACACCTCGACCCCGCTTCGCACCCGCAAGGGAACCGTGAGCGTGTACGGGGAGGATTTCAGGGGGCCGCTGGTGGAACCGGCGAGGACGAATCTATTTCTGAACTCGACCGCTCCGGTTACGCAGAACATCACCACCACCGCGCAAGCCTACACGGTCACGGTACTCGGCACCGGCAGCATTACCCTATCCGGCACCGCGACCGGCACAGCAACACAGGGCAGCCCGTTGACCGTGACGGCCAGCGCCGGGACGTTGACCTGTACCGTGACGGGAACCCTGACCCGCGTCAACGTGGAGGCGGGCGCGTTCGGGACTTCGTTTATTGACACCGCAGCCACCACCGTCACCCGCCCCGCTGCCAACCTGACGCGACCGACGGCAGGGACTGCTTTAGCCGCGCTCAATAACTGGGGCGTCCGCCTGCGGTTTCGGCCTACGGCAGCGGGCCAGACCGCTGTACTTTGGGGCAGCTATACCGACGCCAACAACGCGACTCGGATTGACCTTGCCGCCTCGACGTTGACCTACACCAAGCGGCTATCTGGCTCTGACCATGTTGCACAGATTGCCCTGACCCATGCGGCGGCAACGCTCTATGATGTCATCATCTATCAGCACAGCGTATCGGGCATGGGCATAGCGTTCCGCAGTTGGAACGGTTCGGAGTGGAGCGCATGGAGCGCATGGACGGCACTGACGGGCGCCAACGGGATTGCCAATGCCGCGATAGCCTCAACGTATCAGTGGGGCGCGGCAAACAACGCCAGCCACGTTTCCGCAAATATGCCGTTCTGCCACGTGTTTACGCTCAACCAGGCGCTCAACCCGCAGACGCAGCTTGCCGACCTGTTATCGAAAGGCCGCATATGAAAATCGAACGTTACACCGTGACAGACAGTCGCAAAGCGGCAGAAAAAATCAAGGGGAAGGCGTACCGCTTCAAGGAACTGCCGAACGGTACCCTTGTTTCGCGTGACCCTTCATATCCGATTGACGGCCCGAAGGTCATCGAGAAGGCGCGGGCGAAGGTGGAGAAGCCGAATAAGGAGGCGCGGAAATGAGTGCGGAAATGAAAGTATTCCCACCCATTGTTCACGTTCATATTTCTGACGAGGACATGACCCTTGCTCATGAGCAGGGCCGTGCCTTCCGACAGGCTGTTGAACGGATGACAAAGGCACAGTTTAAGACTGTGACACGTCGCTCTTGGAGGAAAAAATGATAACCGCCGTATTCCGCTTTCTAAAGTGCTTGTTCGGTTTTGGTAGTGTGGAAGATGGAAGTATTTGCTGGTTCAGCAAAAAGTTTTTCGATGTTCATGATTATCACAAATGGAAAGGCGGCGACGGTACTCCGTCACACTTTTACCAATACACATGCTGGAAATGTGGAAAGAGGTTTTCAATATGATAGCAGTCTTCCGCTTCAGCGACACCGAGACGTTCATCGCCAAACTCGCCCAACTCGGCGTACCGACCCGACCGGCAATCAGCGAGGACGGCATACCGCACAGCATTGAGGAACGCGCAGGCCGTTGCATGACACCGCCGCTGGTTGATGTGCGGGGCAACCTCGTATCCGCTATCCTGCTGATCGACGAGGAAGCGGCGAAGATTCCTGATGTGACTTCCCCGGTATTCCTATGTGATTGGCGCTCGGACGAAACCGAAACCGTTATCGAGGTGACAGAGGACGGGGAGCAGGAAGTGGAACAACCGCTGCCCTGGCCCGCTTACGAAATCAATACCTACGACGAGGCCGGGAAGGTCGTCGGTACCACGTTGCAGGAGTGTGGGAGGATTGCGGGGTAAATGTAACATCCCATTTTCACACCATTTTTTTATCTGCCGATACTTTTTTTCTTTTTTTCGTATTTTTTTGCTTGCGAAACAAGAGAGGTGGGAGTATAGTTTTCTCAACGAGGTCATTGACAACTAAATACCCTCTACCCCTCCCCTAGTGCCGGTTCCTATGCGGATTACCCGCGATCGTCTCGGCTAAGTGGGGAGACAGGGAAAGAAACACACTAACCAAAGGAATTCGACATGAAAAAAAGCATATACATTGACTCGAAAAGCCTGCTGTCTCTCAAGGAGGTTCAGATTGAGATGGAGCGGGCAGGACGAAGAATAACACTGGGCGAACTGACCGAATTGGCAATCGCAGACTACGTGAAAAAGATGCGGAGGAAGCCATGATCGCACTACCGAGCAAGAAAACTTGCATCAAAACCACATCAAAAATTTGGGGAGAGCGGATTTTTTGTGGAGCGGCTCTCTTCCTTATTTTTTTCGCGCTCGCTGTTGTGTTGGGGAATGCCATAGACAAGACGGCAAAAATTGCGCAGGAGAACGCAGCATTTGCGCAGCAATGGAAAACAGACCAATGACCCGGCGCCGTGCCTGGTGCGAAAAGGACATGGGGGAAGCCGGGGAGGAACCCGGCGAGACATACGGCATCTGTCCGGACTGCCTGGAGCGGCATTTCCCGGCAGAGGCGGCGCGGATGCGAAAGGGGGAGACATGAATACAGCAGTGGATCTTTTCGGACCAAGTGGCAGGGCGGATGACATTGACATCGTGCTAGAGCGCATCAACGGAAGATTGTCTCGCGCCGGGTTGTCTTTGGGGCTGAAGTACGCCGCAGAGAAATACGTCCCGACCACTGGCAAGGTAAGCATCCCGGCCAAGATACAGGTTCGCAGATGGGACGGGGAGGACGACACGCTTGAAGAGGACTTCGACGTTGACGACGAAGAAGGGCTGTATCGCTATCTCCGGGGATGGGAGGACTGCACCATCGGAGGGCAACTCTATGGAAGCCGACGCTGACGAGGAACGGGAAAACAGACTCTTGCAGGAGCACATGGAATCAACCGGCTGGCGGCAAATCGGGCTGGCCTTATATGGGAGAGAGAGCAATGAAACACGAACTGGTGGAAGTCCGAAACGCACCGCTTACCGCCGGAGATGTGCGGGCCAATGTCAACCTTATTCAGGGAGTCATGAAGTCCGTGATGAAGCAGGATGTGCATTTCGGCATCATTCCCGGCACCAAAAAACCGACCCTGTATAAGGCCGGGTCCGAAAAGATCCTGGCCACATTCCGCATTGCCGTGGATCTGGACGTGGAGGACTTGAGCGACGGCGACAGCTTCCGCTATCGGGTCAAGGCGCGGGGGTTGCTGCCTGACGGTACGGTGGTCGGCTGCGGCATCGGGGAATGCTCGACCAACGAAGAAAAATACAAATGGCGTGGGGCGGTCTGTGACGAGGAATTTGACGACACCCCGGAGAATCGCCGCCGGGTCAAGTACGCCACGAAGTGGAACGGGCGCAACAAGGACACCGTGAAGATCAAGCAGGTCCGTACCGAACCGGCGGATCTCGCAAACACGGTGCTCAAGATGGCCAAAAAACGGGCGCAGATCGACCTGACCCTGACGGCTACCGGAGCATCGGATGTGTTCGACCAAGACATTGAAGATCTGCCGGCGGAGTATGTGGAAGAGCACTTCGCCGCCGAACCGCAGGGAGGCAAGCCGGCCACCGAAGCGCCCAAGGCCAAGCCGCAGGAAGGCGTCAAGACCGCCACCGAAGGTCAGATCAAAATGCTCCACGCCAAGATGAAGGCGGCCAGCGTCACGCCCGAAGCGTTTTGCCAGCACTTCCAGGTGGCCACTGTGGAAGCGTTGCCCTTCGACCGCGTGACCGAAGCGGCCAAGGCCATCGAAGGGGGGCAGATCCATGCTTGAGTTTGTCGAGGAAACCCACACCTACCTGCTGGACGGCAAGCCGATTCCGAGTGTAACGCAACTGCTCAAGCCGTTGCAGGACTTCTCCAACATCCCGCCGCACACTCTGGCGAAAGCCTGCGAGTTCGGCACCAACGTCCACAAGATGATCGAACTGTATTTGCTGGACGAGTTGGACATGGACACCCTGGACCCGGCTTTGCTGCCGCCCTTGGAGGCGTTCAAACGCTGGCAGGACAATGAAGGGGCCGCGCTGTTTCTACAGGGCTGGCCGCGCATTGAACAACCTCTGGCGCACCCCCGGCTCCACTACGCCGGCACCCCGGATCTCGATTTTCTTTATGGGCCGATTGTCGATCTGAAAACCCGCCCGTTCAATCCTCTGACCGACCCGATCCAGCTGGCCGGATACGGGGAGTTGAGCCGGGTCAACGGCGGGCAGGACGGCGACAAGTGGGTATTGCAACTGGCCCCGGACGGCACCTATCGGTTTACCAACGCCCATCACAAGCAGGCCAAGAGCCGATTCCGATTCCTGCTTGAGTTCTACCAGGACGGCCAAAACATTCTTTCGTGGAGGAACGACAAATGAGAAACGCAGCAGAGCTTTTGGACACGGTGGAAGTGGAAGAACAGCAACTGGAAACCCAAGCCCTGACGCTGAAGGGGCAGGCCATGGCGCTGGTGGTGGCGGATCAGAACAGCTACGGGCTGGCTGGGGAGTTCGCCAAGGATTTGCGACTCGCCAAGAAGCGGATTCAGGACTATTTCGCGCCGATCAAAAAGACCGCGCACGAAACCTGGAAAGCCATCTGCGCCAAAGAAAACGAAGCCCTCAAGCCGATTGACGAGGCCGACGCCCATATCCGGCAGAACATGAATGCCTACCTGAACGAGCAGGAGCGCCTGCGTCGTGCGGAACAGGCACGGCTGGAAGCCATCGAGCGGGAACGCGCTCGTAAGGAACAGGAAGCTCTGCTGAAGAAAGCCGCCGAAGCGGAAGCCAAGGGCAAGGTCGGCAAGGCCGAGGAACTGTTGGAACGGGCCGAGGACGTGTACGAAAAGCCGGTGCATGTCGAGGCGGTCACAACGGTCAAGACCGACGTGGCGACGGTGGGCGCACAAAAGGATCTGGCGGTGGAGGTGGTGGACCTCAAGGCGTTTATCTCCGAGTTGGTCAAGCAGGACAGCAACGCTTTTGACGCCCTCTTTACCGTCAAGGCGTCGGCGCTGAAGGCATGGGCCAAGACCAACGGGATCAAGCGGTTCGCCGGGCTGTCCATCGAAGATCGGCTGTCGGCCAGGGTGCGCTGATGCCTGAACAACTTATCGGCCCAACGGTACTAGCCCTACTCGCCCTCTGGAAATTGTGCGGAGGGCTGGAGTAGGCCACAAAAAAGGAGAGGTATTAATGCCGGAGACAATCACAGGGTATAAGGGTTTTGACCAAAATATGAGGTGTCGTGGATACCAGTACGAGGGAGGGGAAGAATACATCCACGAGGGTTCCGCTGTGGCCTGCCAGTCTGGATTCCATTTTTGCGAAAATCCGCTGGACGTTTTTGGCTATTACTCGCCTGGTGAAAGTGTTTTTCATGCCGTCGAAGGGTCCGGGCAGATCGCCAAACATAATGATGACTCCAAGGTTTCTTGCACCAAGATCAAAGTCGGACCGAGGTTGTCTCTTCACGATTTCATTGGTGCCAGCATCAAGTTTCTTTTCAGTCGCGAGTACGAAGCATCGGGTTCAAAGCATGTTGAGGGCCACAGGTCCGCATCCTCGGCCACCGGAGACAGGTCCGCATCCTCGGCCACCGGAGACAGGTCCGCATCCTCGGCCACCGGGTACGGTTCCGCATCCTCGGCCACCGGAGACAG